TGCTATGGCAAGGTTTGAGACTAGAGATGTAGAACGCCATCCAGTAGTTAGAGAAGTTCTTAAACTTTACAAGGAAACTGATATCGATTAACCCCAAATCAACTCAGAAGAATAAACCACACAGTTTTCGACCTGCATCGACTGTGTGGTTTATTTTATTGTAGTCTAGCTAACTTGATCAAACAAGCTGATAGGTTGATCTCAGGATCACGAATAACAGCATGGTCTACTAATGCTTGTTTAATAACCAATAACGCTGAATCTTTTTGTTCTTCAGTTTTACCAAACATATCTAAGTTATGATACATCCATGTAAAAATGCCTTCAATTTCTTCTGGCCTTGCACTGGCACATAATAGTGTACGAGCACCTTTGATATCACCAGCTTTAAACAATGATACCATTTGGATTTTATAATCTGCAATACCAGAGTCTTCACTATTAGGTGTGATTAATCGACTATTTTGCACATTCTGTGAAAGGAAGTTAATACACTTACGCAAATCTGGATATGTCAATTTAACATACAAGTCTAAAGTGTCTAGATCAAATTCAATACCTTCTTCAACTAAAATTGTTGCGGCACGAGCAGTAAACTCTGTTTGGTCAATTGAACTAAAATGCATCTGTTGGCATCTGCTATGGATTGCGGGCATAATCTTATTAGGGCTGTTACAGGTTAAAATAAATCTTGCATGAGCTGCATATTCTTCCATAATACCACGCAAGATGGCTTGTGTATTATGTGTAAGGTAATCTGCCTCATCCAACAGTACAACTTTAAATGGACCAAATGGAATCATGCTAACAAAACTAATGACAGTATCTTTCAAAAAGTCAACACCGTTATCACGACTGGCGTTAATTTCTAAAATGTCAAATCCTTCGATACCAATTTCGTTTAGCAAAATTTTTGCCAATGTAGTTTTACCAATGCCCGGCCCACCACTCAACATCAAATGCGGAATGCTTTTATCTTTAATCCAACTTTCAATCTGTCGGCGTTGTGATGGATCTTTAAAAACATATCCATCAATTGTTTTAGGACGATACTTTTCCGTCCATAATTCCTTAGCCATCATTCTTCCTTAAAATTTTGTTTGTTAAGTATAGCAGATTTTACACATCTATACAAACTATCATTTGTTCGTATCAAACGGCCAACTGTTACTGGGTTCTGGTCTTTGTTTAAGTTTAACATTTTCTTCAATAACATTGCCGTCATCATCGCAGAGGCTAACTTGGTATGGTGCATAGACATGTACAGCCGTATCTTCTTCTTGCCAATCGTGTTCTCCGTCAAACAGCCAACCAGCACCACCCTCGTAGTATGCTTCACGGATTGCGTCTTGTTCTTCTTCATCAATGTCGTCACTAAATTCTAGTTCGACATTAATGCTGTCGTCAAACTCGCAACCCCAACCACCATCGGGTTTGCAGTAGGCAACATCATCACCATCCCAAGGAAGATTGCAGTCAAGGTCTTCGTCAATAAAGCCTTGTCCCCAACGATAAGTCTCATCTAAATTAAACCAGCTGATAGAGCCGTCCGCATTTTTTCGATACATTTCCACATGCCAGACAATGCTTTTCTTTTCAAGTGGTTTAATTAGATATACTGTCATTCTTCATCGTCCCAGTCAACCATATTGCCGTCTTCATCTGCACAGATAATACGGACATTACCATCTTCGTCAGTAACTTCAATTGGTCCCCAGATCCAAACTTCAGTATCTTCTAAATACCACTCGCCCTCGTCTTCCAATGCGTATGCACCGTTGTCATCAATAAACTCTTCTAGTTCTTCTTCCTGCTCTAAAGTAAGTCCTTTAAATTCAATTTCACCCCAGCAACCACCGTCAAACATTTCAACAAGCTCGGAACCTTCAATGTTTGAACCGGATAGATTGTACATATCTAAGCTGTCTGTCTTACCATCACCACCTGGCACACAATCAAATTCAAACTGAGGGAATTGATCGTCGTTAGTTTCTACTTGAAATTCACAACTACGGAATCCATCCTTAACAAGGATACGCCCTTTGCCTTCACGCTGTACATAATGCTCATGCTGTTCGCAAGACTTTTTGTAAAATGTTTTAACTGTAAAAAATGCCATAATTAATTTTCCTTATATAATTCTGCCCAACACTGTCCAAATTAATTGATCTAGTTCTTTTTGGTAATCTTGACCTGATCTACGCTTGAGCCAAATTTTCTCTAACACTTCTTTGGCATCAAAGTCTGCTTCAGTAGGCAACGAACCTCGTGCTGCCAATTCGTCAAGCAAATCATCTGTGTCAAACTCACTAATATCTACATCAACTTCAACTTCAGTGTATACAGTTTTGTACGTCATACTAACTCCTCTACAATTCCTAAAACTTCTGCCAAGATGATTAGCCATCCGCATACTTCAAATGATCCCATAATAAGGACAGCACCAGCGGCAATTCGTACAGCACTTTTTAAGATACTGACATAAAAATGACCTTTGCTAGTATCTTTAGGTTGAATATTCAACAATGGTGGATGATGCGGGCAACGGCCCTGATTGTAATCACACTCTGGAGTATATTCCTTATTGCAGGTATTACACTTCATTTCAATGATTCCATTGTGATAATTTTATCAATCTCGTGTCCGAAATCTTTATCATTAGTAATAACATACAGGCCAGTTTGGCTACGATCTCGCTGACGATCATAGCGGCGTGTCTCGATAACTCGACCGCCATTAGCAGTATATATAGTAAATTGAATAGCACGATCAGGCTGATCAATTTGAGGTTCACCACGCTCTATTCCAGCCGGCCTTATTGCTAAACCATTCATGCTATTGTTATCATTATCGGTACTGCGTGAAAACCATCGTTTAATCCAACCTTGTCGCTTTTTAGGCTTTACCATTTGACGACTATCTGACTCTTCTGCATATTTTGCTGCTGCTGTTACTGCATATCCATTCATTTCTTATTCCTTTCTGCTTCTGCCACACGCTTGCGTAGACTTGAACTACTAAACGAATGATCTCGTCCGTTATAAACGATTTCAATTCCCCGTGCTTTACAGATATCTTTACCTGTAAAGTCTTTGTCTGCGTACTCTATACCTAATATTCTAACATCTACTGGTAAAATAAGCAAGAGATCTTCCAGGTCCTTTTCTGTTTGATATACAACAACTTCATCCACATTGCGATTTGTACTAACTTGGATTTGGCGTTCTACAATACTTTGGATTGGGGGATTTTTTGTGTCTGGTCGATCAATAGTTGGATCCGTTTGTAGTGCAGCAATAAGATAATCACAATGATTTTTAGCTTCTGCTAACATTGCTACATGTCCAGCATGGAATAGATCAAATGAGCTAAACACAATGCCGATGGTTAATCCATCTTGTTTTAGTTGTTTTATTTTGTTGAATATCATTTACTTAGAATCTTTATAATTTTCTTTTGTTCTTGTTCATGTAGCCATTCCTCCTCTGGGCCAAAGGTAGGACAGCGAGCCAGTGCATCTTCAAGGATCCACTTTAATCTATATAAGTCTTGTTTGGCACCCCAAGCAGTGAATCCGTCATTACGGAAATCAGTAGCATCGTATGCAGCAGCATTAATCTCTCTCGCTGCATCGGTTATGTTATAAGAATATTTAAAGCCCATGTAACAATGTTAGCATGGGCTTTATTGAAAGTCAACAATTTATATTATGCAATTGCTCGGAATACATCTTCAGGTTTATAATCAGATCTAATCATAACAGCATTGTTATCGATACCATGTACATTGACAATAGTACCATCTTCCTGCTCAATTTCAAATTTTCGAGTCCAACGACCGTGTTCAAGTAAGATCCATTCGCCTACTTCTAAATCGTGTTGATCTGGACCCACCGCCCAAATCTTTGCCCAGCGTGGTCTGATACCTTGTGTTTTTCCATTATCGGATGGAATAAAGATACCTGATGCAGTTTTTTCTTCACCAAACTGCATATCACATACTAGGACCTTGTCACCTAGTGGTTTAATTGTTCCTAAAATTTTTGCCATTTATTCCTCTGTGGGCGATTTTTTAAATTTGTTAACTGGAGCAACAGCTACTGGTGGTGTTGCTATCGACGGTGTTGCTACTGGCTCAGCAGGTGCGTCTGCTTGTACTCTTGGTTTAGCTTTGGGATTATTTTGATAATACTCTGCTACAATCTCTTCACGCTTCTTGATGATTCTACCACCTGGGCCTAACTGGTCTCCACGAGCATTAACTTTGGCATTGCCTACAGCTGGAACTAATTCGTTTTGGCGCATTAGTTTATCCATATCTACCATTTTACCTTGTAGTGATCTATAAGACATTTTATTTTCCTTATTTTAAAAACTCATTTATATCGAGTTTATATTTTATACTATCTATTTTGTGTATACCAATTAAGTATAACACATAACTGGCAACACTGCTACCTCTACCAACACCCCATACGATTTTATTTTCGCGAAGTGTGTCTACTAAGTATTTACAATAGAACAATAGGTCGAACATGCCATGTTGGATAAAAAGTTCCAATTCTTGACTTACTCGATTTGTTTGTTCATCTGTAGTACACATGCCATACAGCATCTCCACTAGATTTGGATAGTAGTCTTTGGGCATAAACCAATTTGATTGATTATCTTTATCAAATTGTTCAATACTATTGTTATGATTGGGTAATTGTTTTAACTCAGCAATTCGATCTGCATTAATAGATCGTGCTTGATTAAATTGTTCAATTAGATCAATATATGCATCTTCAAGGGAGATAATCTTCCCTGTGTACAATGCATTAAATGCTTCTAATTCTGTTAGTTCTATTTCACCGTAATTACTGATTTTCACCGCGTCCACCCTTGACAACTCGAGGCTCGAATTTTGGGCGGTCATTGAGATCTAAGTCATCCCATGATATATCTATTTCGGATCCAGTATTCAAAGAATCTTTATTCCACCAATGATCGCCAGCCAACTTTAATCCAGTTTCTTCTGGATCTGTAATACAATATTGTATATGATCGCCGACTGCGCTGTCAATAGTAATGAATCCAATATCAAAATATTTCTGTGTAATTGCTGTAAACTTTTGAAGTAATATACAACCTACAGCATAATCATATGGTTCGGATGGAAAATATACAACATTGGTATCAATTGGTTCTATGGCATTAATAATAATGTTAGTATCGCAAACAAATACACTGTTATCTAACAATGTATCTATCAAACATCTCATACGCCTAAAACCATTTGCAATTTGTTGTGGAGCTACAGGTTCAATTCCAATACTTATTGTGTAGTGGTTAGGCAGTATAATCTTATCTGTGATAATTGTGCAGGAAAATGAAGCTGGCCAAATATAGTGTTCTAAATTAATCGACATTAATTAAATCGTCCAAACCTTGGTCGTGATTTTTTCTAGTAATCTCTTTATTTGCGTCATGATGTCGTTGTTGTTGTTCTGATCGATATGCTTCTAAATTTGTTAAAATTTGATCTGCAATCCCGCCCTGTCCTAATCTCATGGCAATATGATATTTTTTATTTAGATCAAGTAATTTAGCTTCTAAATCTTGATCTGTTAATTTACTAATGTTCCCCAATAATGGATTAAACATTTAAACCCCTATAGCAAACCAATAATATTGTCCTGCAGAGTAACCGCTTCTATAAGCACCGTTTTGTAGGAAAGTAAATCCTGTGTTATTGGATGATACAATATCTGCTTTTGTATCTAGATTACCATTACCAGATGAATTATATAATGTTGTTGTTATATTAAAACAATTAACAGTAAACGGTGTAGGGAAAGTGACACTATTTGTCGCTTCACCAGAAGTACCTGCATCTGATAATCCCCATTGTAAAATTAAACCACTTGGCAACTTTTGATATCCGTTCTGTGCAAGTGATGCGTTGAATGAATTATATGAAAGTGTCGTTGGTAATTCTATACTGGCAGGATCTAACAATGATAATGTATTTGGTACATCTAATCCAGCATTAAACATTGCTCTATCATATGTACTTAGTACACCGCCAATAACAACATCACCACTGACACCAATACCACCGCCACCATCTACTACCAATGTTCCATCAGTACTTGTAGTTGCTGGTACTCCAGCAGTTAGCGTAACAACATTATCAAATGCATTGGCAATGCTGCTATTAATTGTGCCAGATGTGACTACATTAAAGTTACTAAATGTTGGATTTGTAATATCCACGGCACCAGCAGTGAACGATGGTGATACCGGAGTATAGTTAACTGTTAGCCCACTTACAGAAGTTACTGTATAAACAGTATTATTAACTGTGAAGGTGGCACCCTTTAATACACTTGACGGGTCGTTATATGCAGTAAATTTTCCTTCAGTTGGCGAAATTGAATTTATTCTAATATTGTTTATATTTGGAAAAAATGCAATGTTACCAGCTCTACCATTTGCTTTAATTACCGTTGGGAATTGAGAACTATCATTTGGGTTCGTGCCTGTTGTTACAACATTAGTACCGCCAATAATAAGTTGATTTAATGCAGAAACAACTTGTGTTCCTGTAACATATGGAGCATTAACATTTAATGTAGTTGCAGCCAAACTGTTTAGGTGAGTTTGCACTCCGCCCAATGCAGCTTGAATATTACTAAAGTTATCCCTAAAACCCTGGCTGTTATTATCCTGCCCTGGTTTAGGGTATGCTGTATCAATGTTTGCAATGTAAATGTCTACGGTGCTTGTGGTCACTGTGTTCTCCAATTCGTTCTATTTATGGCCATTAAGCCTTGGCAATTATCTTTTTAATTTCTTCAATTTCAGATTTCATTCTGTTAACTTCAGATTTTAATTCATCAACTTCGGCTTTTAGTCCATTAATAGCAGCAAATGATAATGATACTAGTTTAGTATAGTCAACAGCTAATGAGCCATCATCTTTAACTCTTACAGCTAATGGGAATACTTTTAGAACATCTTGTGCAATTACTCCAAAGTCATCTTTGTGTAAGAAATAGTCATCAACTCCGCCCTGTGTAGCAATATATTCATCAGTCCAGCTGAATGTCTTACCGCCAATGAATCCAACAGCTTCAAGAGCTGCTTTGCCATCAATGTCCTTGACATTCTCTTTAAACTTGATATCTGAAGCACCATAAGCATATACAGTTAAGAAATATCCATTTTTCCATTTATATGCTGCTGCCCCTAAGTTAATTGTCCCATCAACACCTGCTCTAACAGTTGGTCCAACACTAGTACTATCGCCGCTGTAATCTGAAGCAACCAATAATATATTTGCAGTGGATGCTAACACTGCACCTGATTGCCCTCCAGCTGTCACATATGATTCAGTAGCACTAAGTGTTGAAACGTTAGTATACGCAGCTGATTGAGCATTATATCTATATTCAGTTGAATATAATCTAGCAGTAGGACTTTCAAAATAAAGTGTGTTATATCCAGTTAATGCTGATCCTGTACCAACAGCAACATATTTTGCCGTTAACGACGGGGCAGGACCCGTGGCACCTGTTGGGCCAGCAGCACCAGTAGCACCTGTCGGACCTGTTGGACCAGTAGCACCTGCCCCAGTAGCACCCGTTGGACCCGTTGGTCCTGTTGGACCAGCCACTGTACTATTGGCACCAGTAGCACCAACTGGACCAGTAGCACCTGTTGGGCCTGTTGGTCCTGTTGGACCAGCCACTGTACTTGCTGCACCAGTAGCACCAGTAGCACCTGCACCAGTAGCTCCTTTTACACCAGTTGCGCCAGTTGGGCCAACGAGTCCTGTAGCACCTACACCTGTAGCACCAGCTGGACCAGTAGCACCAGTTGGACCAGCAGAACCTGTAGCACCTGATGGACCCGTAGCACCTGGTACGGTGGATGCTGGGCCAGTAGCACCTGATGGACCAGTTGAACCTACACCTGTAGCACCAGCTGGACCAGTTGCGCCCGTTGCACCCTTTACACCAGTTGCACCAGTTGCACCTGAGCCTGTAGCACCTGCTGAGCCAGTTGCACCTGTAGCACCAGCAGCAATTGCACCCCATGAATACGATGTTCCGTTCCAAGCTAAGTATGTATCCTGAGTCGTTGGAGCTGTAATAAACGATGTAACTCCAGGCCCAGTTTGATATAGAATCTGATTAGCAATACCGCCAGCAATATTAGATACTGCACCTTTAATTGCCCCACCTACCCATAAATCTTTGCTAATACCAACACCACCTGCAACAGTTATAGCACCTGTAATAGCACTGGTTGCGTTAAGCGTGGATGTTGCTGAGAATTGTCCTGATACTGATGTTACGACCGCTCCACCTGGATTTGATACAACAAAGTTAGTTGTTCCTGTAGGGTTACCCATTTTGATAGCACCTAAACAAATAGAACAGCCAGACACATAAATGTGACAAATTGGACTAGTTGGAGAACCAATTGTTCCTCCTCCAGGGAAAATAATACTTGATGCAGAATTATTAAAGTTTATGCTTCCACCAACCCATAAATCACCACCAATACCTGCACCACCTGCAACAACTAATGCGCCAGTTAATGTTCCAGTTGATTTTGCAAATGAAGTAGCAGTAAATGTAGCACCAGTAATATTGTTAGCACCAGAAATATTTCCGTTACCACCAGCAACAGAAATTCCAACGCCAACATTCAATGCTCCGCCAATACCAACACCGCCCCATACTTGTAAAGCACCTGTGTTAGTACTTGTTGATATTGTGGTATTTTTAATTAAGAATGTACTTGTAGTACCAGTACTACTGCCACCACCTCCACCAATTGAACCACCAGCACTATAAATGTTACCGCCAACATATAAATCCCCGCCAATACCAACGCCACCACCAACGACCACTGCACCAGTTATTGTGCTAGTGGATGCTATATAAGAAGTAGCAGTAAATGTATTAGCAGTAATATTATTAGCACCAAAAATGTTACCACCAGTGCCAGCAACTGAAATACCTCGAGTTACATTTAATGCACCGCCAATACCTACTCCACCAGTAACAACTAATGCACCAGTAGTAGTGGATGTCGATGTAGCATTACTAGTTAACGAAACAACTCCAGTATTAGGATTAATACTAAAACTACTTGTAGTAAATTCTGGTAATGAAACTGCAAATGCACTGTTAACGCTGACAAGCGTTGGATAGTAACTAGCGTTAGTAGCTGTGGCCTGTATAGTAATAGAAGTACCTGTTCCGCCACCGCCACCGCCAACAACATTGGCTGCATGGATTACACCGCCAACCCATAAGTCGCCACCAATGCCAACACCTCCACCAACAACTAATGCGCCAGTGCCTGTGCTAACTGATTGTGCATATGATGTAGCAGTAAATGTTGCACCTGTGATATTATTAGCGCCAGAAATGTTTCCACCAGAACCAGCAATAGCAATATTTGCTCCAACATTCAATGCACCACCAACACCAACACCGCCAGTAACTAGTAATGCACCAGACTGTGTTGAAGTAGATGGTGTAATATTATTAATCCATAAAGTTGCAGTAGTATATGTACCAATGCCACCAGTGCCACCGCCACCAGTACCGCCTGATCCAGCAGGCCCGTAACTTACTTCACCAGTTGATGTATTGTAGAATAATCCAACTGTTGTGGCAGAACTTCTAAATCCAGCAACATACATTGTACCACCAATAGCAACCCCACCAGTGACAGTTAATGCACCAGTTTGAGTTGATGTTGAACTATTTGTATTGGTAATATTGATTGGATTAGTAGTAGAATACCCTCTATTAGTTACACTTTGTAGGGTACTAATATCAGTAATAACTTTTAGGGTTGATGTACTTGCAATAAACCCAACATTATTTGTTGGGAAATTTCTCTTAGAAGTTCCCCATATAATTCTTACAGCACCACTACCACCACTACCACCAGCAGAAGTTGGAGAGAAGCTACATGCATGAGCACCAGATCCACCGCCACCGCCATATAGTCCGCCAGTTACACCACAACGGCCACCTAGTAGGTATATGCCTGAACCATTATTACCATTAGCACCACCAGATCCACCGCCGCCGCCAGTTGCTGGTACTGCGGTATTGCCCATTGTACCAGCAGCACCGCTATTGCTAGATCCATATAGTCCAACTCCGCCACCAGATGCTCCTGAGCCAGCCATATTTCCGTTACCGATAGTATCGTTATATGGAGCGCCACCGCCACCGCCAGCGCCGCCAACACCTGCTGTTGCTGCTGTACCTGGAGCACTTGCGCCATGTCCATTTCCACCACGACCGCCAACACCAGAGTAGCCGCCAGCACCACCACCGCCACTACCTTGTAAAGTACCGCTTCCGTCAAAATTTCCACCAATACCACCAGCACCACCGCCAACACCAATAAATGTACCACCAGCAGCATTACCAGTTAACTGTCCGCCTTGACCGCCAAATGCAGCTACGAAGTTAGTTGAACTAAAGTAACTTACGCCACCAGCAGTTCCTGTTGTTGCTGCATTTGATAACGCACCACCAGCACCACCAGCACCTACTACGACAGTATATGGTGTTCCTGGAACAACAGCAAATTCATTCATGTAACCTAATGCACCACCGCCACCAGCGCCGTACATGTTACTACCGCCGCCACCGCCACCAATAACTACAACAGATGCAGTTGTAACGCCAGCTGGTACAATGAATGTATAAACACCTGGTGTTGTATAAGTGATTTCAGTAGCACCTAATGTAGTGATTGAAATATCAGTACCTGCGATGTATGGAGAACAATTTATTGATCCGTATATTGTTCCGCCAACATATAAATCTTTACCAACAGCAACACCGCCAGTAACAACTATTGCACCAGTTGTGGTACTAATTGAATTACTTGTGCTAGCAACCGCCAATGAATTAACAGTTAATAAACTATTTGTACTAGCATATGATAGTTTTGTGTCGCCAGCTAATGGCTGGTATGTGCCAACTCCAGGAGTTAATGTTAGGTAATAAGTACCTGTGGTAGTTGTTTGAGCAACCAACACATTATTGGCATTGGATGCAGTATTTGCAAATATATTATTACCAACAATATTACCGTGGATAGTACCGCCAATCCACATATCGCCACCAATACCAACACCACCGGCAACAATTAATGCACCAGAAGTAGTACCTGTACTTTGTGTAGTATTATAAGTGCTAATGACATCATCAGTAGTTACAAATGTTGTAGTAACTGTTGTTAGCTGAATTGTTAGCTTTTGAGCAACAATCTCACCACCAACATATAAGTTACCGCCAATACCAACGCCACCAGCAACAGTCAATGCACCTGTTGTAGTGCTAATTGAGGCAGTAGTTGCATTAAAAATACCACTGGTCGCAGTTAATATACCAGTAATTGCTGCACCGCCTAAGACACTTAGCCATGCATTTTGGATGCTGGTAGTAGTGTTAATTATTAGCTGACCATACTGATTTAATCTCATCAACGATCTAGCTGTGAATGTAGCATCCTTAGCACCGCCAACTATTGGAGAAGCTAACCACTTAAATCCTAAATCTGGATCTACTTGGAAGTTAACTGCATTTCTATTGGCATATGCATATGATAATCCAGCAGATCCCAAATACATACCAGACATTACATTCAATGTTTGTCCGCCACCTGCTACACTACCTGCATAACCAGCAGCGCCATATGTTCCTAACTTGCCATTAAAGTCAACAAAACTAGTAGTAGTACTCCATACATTAGTATTAGTACTTCCAACATATATGCTGCCTAATGCATCTAATTCACCAACAATTGAAACTCTACCAGTACCTGGATTTACAGTGAACGAACTAGTAGTATATTCGAGCATATACGAACCGCCGCCTGCATTGTTAGCACTAACAAATGTTGGATAAAAATCAGCATTTACTGTTTGCGCAAATGTTGCAACTGATGTGGCACTGTTTGCAAAACCAGTACCTTGGGTAACCCAATTAAATCCCGAACCTGCATCCCATGACAATATAGTACCACTTACTAATGGTGCTACAATAAAGTTAGTAGTGTCTTGAGCAGTCTGTACTAAGATTTGTCTAGCGGCACCACCAGCAATGTTTGTAGCAGTATTAGCATAACCTGAAGTATTAGCAAACAATGCAGTTGACGCAGTCGTTGCCCAGTTTGATGTATTTGCAAATAACGCATATGTCGCTGTAGTTGCCCAGCTTGCTGTACTTGCAGATAATGCATTTGATGCTGTTGTTGCCCAACTTGCGGTAAATGCGAAGGTTGCTGTTGTTGCATAACTTGAAGTATTAGCAAACAATGCAGTTGACGCAGTTGTTGCCCAACTTGATGTATTGGCATTTAATGAATATGTTGCAGTAGTTGCGTAGCTCGATGTAGTTGCAGTACCAGCATACAATGCAAATGTTGCAGTACCAGCATATGATGCATATGTTGCTGAAGTTGCAAATGTTGCGTTGGTAACAGAATTAACAGTTCTCCAGTTAAATCCTGTACCAGAAGCCCAAAATAACGCTTGATCATCTACAGTTGGTGCTACAATAAAGTTTGTAGTACTAGGCCCTGTTTGTACTAAAATTTGTTTATTGGTGCCACCACCAATACTTACAGCCGTTGTTGCATAGCTTGATGTATCTGAAACCAATGCTCTAGTTGCAGTTGATGCCCAGCTTGCAGTGTTGGCAATTAATGCAGTTGATGCAGTGGTTGCCCAACTTGCTGTAAATGCAAACAATGCATATGATGAAGTGGTTGCATATGTTGCTGTTGTTGCGGTACCTGCAAAATATGCAAAAGTTGCAGTGTTTACAACACCGCCAGTGAACAATGAACCATTTTGGTAAATGTCGCCAGTGAAATTAATATTTCCACCAACAAATAAATCTTTCTTAATACCACCGCCACCGTCGACAATTAATGCACCGGTTGTTGGGGATATAGAATTTAATTGATTGGTAATGTGTGCAGCACCAGCAATATTAGCATATCCGCCAACATTTAAGTTACCGCCCATACCAACACCACCTACAACAGTTAACGCTCCTGTAGTAGTTGATACACTAGTTACGGTACTAAGGATTGTAGCACTGTTGCCAACATTTAAGTTACCGCCAATACCAACGCCACCTGCAACGATTAACGCGCCAGTAGTAGTTCCTGTACTCTTTGCAGTGCTGGCAATTGTAGCATACCCACCTGCATTAATATTTCCACTAACACCTAATCCACCACCAATAACTTGTAATGCACCACTTGCTGTGCCAGTGCTTTGTGTGTTTATAGTGCCATCACCAACTACCTGTACAATGGAGTTGAATAAGGATCCGCCATGAGTAACAATTCCGCCTTGAATAGTAAGTGCGGCTGTACTAGTGCTACCTGCTGGATACAATGCAGGTGTAGCAGTATTACTAATATTAACTGTGCCTGCAAATGAGTTAACTGCATTTGGATCAGCTTGTACTACACCGTATCGGTTAGTAATATTACTATTTGCAATTTGGGTTGGTAAATCTATGTACAAACCATAATAGTTTGTAACAGTATTGGAACCAGTTGAATTAATATTACCAATAGTTGTTTTTAATTTAACACCGTAGAAATTATCAACAAGGATACTACTGCTGGTAGTTAGTGTACCGATATAGTTTACTTGATTGAAACCAACAATTGTTCCAACATTACCTACTTTAACCTCGACGGTATCTGACACACCGACAATATTTTGTGTATAGATAGAAGGATCAGAATTATAAGAATTATGTCCTGTACGGATAGCAATACCAGTTAAGTTTGTACCGGTGCTATAACTAAAATCATACGATGAGTTTCTAAATGTATCAATTTTTACGCCAGTTGAATAAACTGCGGTATCAGTGCCAGCTGCTCCTACTATTGGGAGAACATACATGCCTGCCAGTTGTGAAGTAACTAATGATGCTGTTGTCGAGATAGAAGGATTGAATACTGCACCGTAGACTGGGTTTGATACACTGCCAGTACTTGTGGCAGTTACACTTACAAATATTCCAGCCCAAATATTGCTATTGTTACCTGAACTATTGGTATATGCAAAACTAGAGGTATTTGCAGAACTGATAGATCCAGCTACATTTAAGTTGCCACCAATACCAGTACCGCCGTTAACCCGCAACGCCCCAGTAAATGGGCTTACACTAACTGTAGTGGCAGTTACTAGTAATTGGGGAGTTGATAATACGCCAGTGCTGTTTAGGAAATTTAAATCTAGTTTAACATGCTCATTAGCAAATGCATCTACTCCAGTAGCATCTACCATTGATGGGTAATATGTTACAGGAGCATTTCCTACAATCTCAGTATTGAATACAGCAGTTGCATTGGGGATTGATATATCAGACAACAATAATTGCTGAACTTGTGGGACAGTAATATATTGGTTAACTGCTAAGTCTTGAACAATGAATAATGTTGTCCCGGTAGTGGGATTGAACAAATGTGGAAGAGCAGTGAGATTCGGTCGTTGTGGCATTATTAAAGTACCTATCTAGATTAAATTTATCTAGTATTTATTGTTTTCTAAATATACCAATTATCAAAGAGTGGAACTGGGGAAAATTAGGTATTGGACACCTAAATTATCCAATGTTTGTTCTACATTGATACGGTCTATTGTAAAGCTGATATGATTAAATGCATACGGAGTCTTGCGTATTCTATTAACCACTTTATAACCTTGATTAGGTAATGTATAGCATAGCACTGATACAATAGGAAATCCTTTCCCAGATGCTATTGCTGTTTGCACAAATAACGGTCGAAGCCCTGCATTTACCAATATATTTCCAGAATTTAAAGATTCTAAAGATTTTTGCATATTTGATATACTGCTAGGCCAATAGGTAGTGCCGTTTATTATTTCAGATTGATTAATTCCTTCTTGGGTATCCACAATATTCACATACACTACATCATAAACTGGGTTTCCGTTTTGATCCAATGCTGTCATTGATTCAACTTTACCAAAATATAAATCCTTTTTATGGAAGTTATGATCCATGGCTGCGGCATAATCATCGAGATTCAATTGTTCAATACCATATTCTATATACACTTTTAATTCTGGTTGTATACTGAAATTTGGATCATCCTTGTTATAAATTATTTCTGGAATGAAAATATCAGTTCTACTCAAATATTCTTTAAAACTGTGTTGTTGAGCGATAGGTAAGAAAGGTTTGAGATAGATATTGGTATAGAAATGGCTAGGAGTAACTACTTGTAAATTAAATTTTCTGGAATTAAATGCGTATGGATATGAATTACTTGCTACGGAATTATTCCATAACATAGTAGTATATGTACCAGTACTAGCCACTACTGTGGCAGTGTATGTTCCTGTAACAGTAGTAGATCCATATAAGTCTCCAAATTCACCAAGAGTTAATCCATTTGGGAAACTGCCATTAACTATTGAATATTTTAAATCATATTTGCTTTCAGTATGGGTTGCGGATATTTTAATATATGCATTTGTATTTTGATTTATTGATCCCAAATCTGGCGGAGTTATCCAAGATATTACATTTTCTTCATTATGTAATATCGTCAATGTAAAAGTATTAGTTGCAGATGTTATATTGCCACTTCTAGATTCTACTTTATTAGCAATTACTGTAATTGGATATGTTATTAGATACTCTGATTGTGAAGGGACAAAACCGTATATATAACCAGTTACTGGATCTAATGATACACCTGGAGGGAATATTGTACTAGTACCAGTATTAAATGTTACAACTCCAAGAGTAGAGTCAGGCTCATATACTGTGATTGGAATATAAATGTTGTCGTTGGATCTATAAGTACCCAAGTTAGATGGAGTGGTAAATGTTAATGGTAATATGGCACTTACAGTACTTGAACTTGCATATGTTGATGTGAATACACTGACGGCTTGGGTAAATGTACCTACATAGATAGATGCAGTTGAGCTGACATCATAATTAAAAGTAAGCAGTTGTGTATCAACTCTAAATGTATTAGAGTCAATTACTGACATTGTTAACTGTTGTGTGCTTGATGTAACACCGTCCGTAGCTTCTACAGTAAACTTATATGTTTGAATTACATCAGGTGCCAATATTAAATCAATAATTCCAGATAACACACCGTTAGATAGTAAGGTTAATCCGTTTGGTAAGGTACTTCCATCAGAAATTAATTTATAGGTAATATTATAATTTTCAGGAGTTGGCACCGGCGGAATCACTGGCATCGGTTGATGTACTGTTTCTTTATTAATAAAGAAATTGTTTATGCTAGGACCCAATAAAGTATGTGTAGATGTACCAGTATTAAGTACCCATACTGGCCCTGCTGATTTCTTTACTGCTATTTGGAATGTTTTATCTGATATCTTACCTGTAACACCGCTTGTTGCCCTTATCACAAATGTACTTGTAGTAACACCTACAGTGGGTTTTACAAATCCACTGATAAGTCCGGTATTGTCTAAATGTAAATTATTAGGAAGTTTGCCTGAGATAACAGAATAGCTGATAGCATTGGTGGCAGTGACTGTAACTGAGGTACCTGTACCACCATCAAAAGATCCTAAAAATCCATTAGTTGTCCATTGTAAATCTGACATAATGATTAACTGTATGAACCGTCTTGTAATCTATTATTAATAATAACCACATCGGTATCAATTGAATTGCTATTTACATTGACATATGCATTAGTTTTATTAGCAAAGAAATTATTATTAGTAACTAGTGTTCTTGCAACTGGATTAGATCCGCTTTTATAGAATGTCATTCCATAATTCTGTGTTTTAGAAGCCTGATCATCGTAACATCTATTACCTATTACTGTTATATCAGTAGCAATCCCATTATTTGGACCAGAATTAATAGTAATACCGCTGGCATTTGCAAGTGCAGCATAATATACGGTATTTTTTCCATTATTAAAACATATATTGTTTGATACAATAGTACCAGTGCTATCAGTTAAGGTTATTCCATCACCATCACACCTAGCGATTATATTATCAGAAACAATATGTTCAACGCCACCAATTTCTAAACCAGATGCAGCAATGAGGCTTCTAGTTGATGTACTAATGTAGTTGCCAATATAGCGAATATTTTTGCCATCTTCATTAGTGAACACTGTAGATTCGCCGTTACTTTCACAATGGTTGTTAGTAAACGAACCGCCAACTGGCATAAAGTATGCTGCACTCCAACGATTATTTCTAAAGAAGCAGCCATCAACAACCGCGTTGTATGATATGTATCCGCCAGTTTTAGCAATCCATAATGCAGGGCCGCCTTCGTTAGCATTAACTGGCGCAGGATGTCCACAGTTCTGGAAGGTACATCCTAGAACTAATTGATTCTTACATCCGCCCAATCCCAATCCCAAATAAGTGTGATTTTGAACAGTGACATTTTTAAATTTAATATTGTATACTGCTGAGAATACTGCCAACGCCACAAGTCTATTTGAATTATTATTTCCATCCAATGTCATATCTTCCATGGAAATATTGCTATCTTGATATAATGTACCTGGATTAGAGTTTACTACCATAATCATTGAACTTGATGCACTTGCACCTAATTTTAATATAGTAGCACCTTCTCCGTCACCATACAGTCGAGTGTTGCCAGGGATGGATATTGAATTTGCAGTAATTAGATATGTGCCTGCTGGAAAATATAAACTTGATCCAGCGGCAGCAGTTAATGCGGCATTAATAGCAGCAGAATCGTCCAATGAACCGTTACCCACTGCACCATAAGATTTGACACTAAATGAGATTCCAATGCCAGTAGCACCAGTCGAACCTCTAGGTCCAGTTGCACCTGGAACAGTTGATACAGGGCCAGTAGCACCCGTGGCACCTGCGCCAGTAGCACCAGTTGGACCTGTAGCACCAGTTGGACCTGTAGCACCCCCTGGAGAACCAGGTGTACCAGTTGCGCCTTTTGCACCAGTTGCACCTGTGGGTCCTGTTGGGCCCGTTGCACCTCCTGGAGTTCCTTGTGGGCCAGTTGCTCCAGTTGGACCAGGTACAGTACTATTGGCACCAGTAGCACCTACGGGGCCAGTTGCTCCTGCAGGACCAGTCGCTCCATCTGCACCAGTAGCACCTTGAGCCAAACCAGCGCCATACAGATCGTTAAAATTGTTATTAATTTTATCGAAAGCTGCATATAAGTTATCACCAGTTCCGGTATTTGGGCCTTCCCCTAGATTAATGGGGCGTGGATTAAGATACAAAGTCATTTATGGATTCCTTCTAAGAGTACTATTAGAAGTATTTACCTAAAATGACTTTTGGTTAATGTAGCACTCTATTTTCCAATTCGTGTATATTGTCTATTCCAAATATACTTAAAATCATTAGCACTTCTTCTGGGGGATCTTCCATTAAATGTTCAGGTATCATAAACGATTTTAATCCGCCATCTGGTCCTAGTACAAATCCAAAATCATCCGGACCGTAATCGTTTTCTTCATCGTATTCTTCAACTGTAATAGTTGCTTCGACATTATTGTTGGGCATATTCTTCTCCACTATGAGTATAACACATTTTTAACAGATTTAGCTAGTTTAAATCTGTCAGTTCGCTGACCAATCAATTGTCCTCCATAGTTGCATTGATTTTGGACCAATCAATGATTTTCCATTGGTTGTCCAGGTACTTCTTTTTATCGGCTTGGTAGTCTAATGCCCATGCGTGTTCCCACCAATCAATAAGTATCACTATATCCTTCTTGATTTCATGATTTTTAATTGTTTTAATTTCGCCATTCTTAGCAAGATAAACCCATCCACTACCTTGTATTCCCATGGCAGTTTTTTCAAAAACCTCTTTGAATTTATCCCAAGTCTTAAAATGAGTGTTGATAAAGTCTAAAATCGCACCGTCGGGAGAGTTACTGCCCTTTGGCGGACGAAATTGACTAAAATAAATGTTGTGTAAGTATGCACCTGCTTCATTAAAATCTAAATCGCCTTCCCCATTATTAAAGCGATCTACATATCCCTTATAGAGTTTCCCATAATGATAATCCATAGCTTGTTTACTTAGGCTGCGTCCTAAACTGTCACGGCCGTAATTTAAACTAACTTGTTCTAGTGTTTTAATTTCTCGGCCTTCAACAATAGTCTTAATGAAATTGTACATAGGTAAATATCTTGTCAAGTGGTTAACAGGGCATCCAAGGACCCCTAACTACGAACTTTCCCTGTCTTTGCGTAGTACAGCCAATGTGGCTTAAAGGTAAATTGGCACTTGACTTCATTTTCTGCATACCAGTATTTAGCAGCTATTAAATAACTGTACATTTTAAAAGGAATCCATATCATGGAATTTATTATTGGTCTTTTCGTAGTTGCATTTGCAGCATATTTTTTATTCTTCCGTACGAAGAAAACAGCTACTCCTGAAGTAGTCGAAGCGCCTTACAAGGTTGAAACAACTACTGTGGCTGCACCTGTAGCACCTGTGGTTGAAGAAGTTAAGGTTGAAGCACCTGCTCCTGTAGTAGAAGCTACTCCTGAGCCAGTTGCAATTGTTGTAGCAACACCTGCTAAAGCTCCACGCAAACCACGCGCCGCTAAACCAGCAGCCGCTAAAGTAGTCAAAGAAAAAGCCCCGGCAAAAGCCAAGGCTCCTAAAGTTGCTGCTAAAGCTCCTGCAAAGAAGCCAGCTGCTATCAAAGCAAAATCAAAGAAAGCCTAATTTTTTAGCTTGATCCCCAAGGGCAAAACTCGAAAGATTTTTGCCTTTACTTTCGGCCATAATGTCGAAATTTTCTAAAAAGCTCAGTGCCCATTCATTTACTGCATTATTCCAGTAAAAATCAGAATGTGCTCTGAGCTTTTGTTTTTTGTGTCCAGACTCCAATAAGGTCTTGTAGTCGGGCATTACATCGGGATTGTGTCCCACAAGCCAATCTTCACGACTGACAGAATAGTGCATTGTAGGTCTAACACCACGCCAAGAGTTAATAACTCGTTGTGCATAAATGGAGTTGGGCTTTATATAAAGACCTTCTCTAATCCAAAAATGGTGTATGTCCAATACTGTAGGTATAATATCAGCAAGCTCTAAACAATCACTCAATCCCCAAGCATTTTCTTCGTTTTCTAATGTAATTGTGTTACGGGCTTCTGGGCTGAGTCGTTTATAAGCTGCTCGGATACCTTCTGGACCAGCCTTGCCTGAAATGTGTACATTGATTTTTAAGTCTTGGAAAACTTGACCGTAGCCCATATACCTAGCCATATCGGCATGGTATTCAAATTCTTCTATACTTCGGTCAACGATGCCGGGATTGTCGCTGGCAAGGACAGTAAACTGTCCAGGATGGAAGCTAAGCCGAACATTATTGTGCCTAGCGTTGTCGCCAATAGACTTAAAATTTTTATCGCAATAGTCCCTAACATCACTACGCTGCCAAAAATAGCTCCAATCGCGCTGGGTATAAGCAGGAAGCAAATCACTGCTAAGGCGCACCATCCTAAAGGTCTCATCTAATTTACCTACTCTTTCTACAAGTTTTCGAGTTGACTCGATATTTTGGACCATAAGGTCCCATAGTTTTTGTTCTGCAACATCTTTAGTCTGTCTATTCAACCATGTGATTGTAGTACCACCGGTGTTGTATTGTTTAGCATCATCAGTGGGCTTGATACCATTAACTTGGTCAGGAGTATCAATCCACTTACAGGCAAATCCGATTTTCTTAGTCATAAAATAACACTTAAAAAGAATATAATTAAAGCAATGCCTGGGTTACCTGTTATAAAGGCAAACATGGCTAATATAGTTCCGTAGAACATATGATCACTGCCCATTTTGAACTTTCTGGATGCACCATGTGCCATCCTTGTTATCGATAAATTCCAAAGTATCACCCTCTACCCAACCTTGCAAGTCTAGCAAGTCTTGTGGTAAAGGCATGACAAGATCGCCACTGCCATCATTAGCTTCTTCAAGAGTAACGGTCCAATTTGTCATCACATGCGAATATGTGAAAGTTTAATATTGACATATGCAATAACTGCATATACAGCCGCCCAAATAAAATCCCCGCTAACAAGAGATTCTAGACAGGATAGCGTAAGCCAACCAATAATAAACCAATTGATCGCATCTTGATTGCGAACATACCAATTTCTAAACTGACTCATATTAATTCCTTCTAAAACACTATTTTACACGATAGTACGGAAATAGTCAATCGTTTTGATTAGGCCCTGCTCTAATGCAATCTTAGGTTCCCAATTGAGCATTTTCTTAGCTTGAGTAATATCCGGACGGCGTTGTTTTGGATCGTCCAAGGGCAACGGTTGTTGAAGGATTTGACTCTTGCTTCCGGTTAATTCGATAACTTTATGTGCCAATTCCCACATAGTAAACTCGCCTGGGTTACCAATATTAACTGGACCAATGAAACTATCATCTGGATGATTCATATGTGCCTGCATAGCATCCAATAAGTCATCAACATAACAGAAACTACGAGTTTGCATGCCGTCACCGTAGATAGTAATGTCTCGACCTTGTAGTGCCTGAACAACAAAATTACTGACAACTCTGCCATCATTTTGAGCCATTCTTGGGCCATATGTGTTGAAAATACGCACAATCTTTGCCTTAACATCGTGAACACGGTAGTAGTCCATGAACAATGTTTCAGCTGCTCGTTTACCTTCATCGTAACAACTACGGATACCAATTGGATTTACATTGCCCCAATATGATTCTGGTTGTGGATGTTCGGCAGGGTCACCGTAGATTTCACTAGTACTGGCCTGCAGGATCTTAGCTCCGGTGCGTTTGGCTAATCCCAATAGATTATAAGATCCCAACACACTAGTTTTCATAGTTTGAATAGGATCCCATTGGTAGTAAAACGGGCTTGCAGGGCAAGCTAGATTATAAATCTCGTCTACTTCTACATATAGTGGAAAGCACACATCTTGTCGAAGAACTTCAAAGTTTTTACGATCTAACAAATGGGAAATATTGTTTTTGCTACCTGTGAAGTAATTATCAACACATAGCACATGATGTCCTTCTTCAACTAGCCGATCACAAAGATGGCTACCAAGAAATCCAGCCCCACCTGTTACTAAAATCTTTTTCATTTGTTATCCTTATTTTCTACGATCCCGTATTGTCTATACATCCAGGCAATAAATTGTTCAATAGGTAGCTTTGGACCTACTTGATCTGAATATACTTTGTATGCTGTAGATACTTTTTCTAACCAATCTTTATCTTTCATAATCTCACCAATGTCTTATTGTATTTGCGATAATAAAGAAGCAAGTAATAACATGAATTGTAACCCAGAAGGTTTTTAAAAAAAGTGCTATTCTAGCTTCTTTTAATGTGAGAATAGGCACCTGGGGCCTATCCTCATCTGTTTGTCCCATTAGGTGCCCAGTAGCCCGGGCCCATATTTGTTCAAGTGTGTTCACGCGAACAAGTCCTCATTCCATTCTCTATGACCTTCACGGTAGGCCATATTACTCTGTGTTTCTCTAACTTCTACGCGATAGCACCATAGGCGCTGTGCTTCACCTTCGCCCCACATTTCAGGAATATAAACACCATTAATATACTTGTACAGCATATCGCTAAGTCCTTCACAACCTATCCTAGGAAGTACTACAATTTTAGCCATGTTCTTTTCTTGTAGCATTTTGAATGTCTCCATATCTGGATCATCTGCGGCTACAATAAGTGTATGATCAAATTGATCTTCAAGAATCTTTTTGAGTTCTTTTAGACCACCGTAGTCGGCGGCCCAATTGCGAACATCTAGGTCATTGGTGCCAAAGTAGAACTTCATGCTAAATGAATAGCCGTGAATTAGATTACAATGGCTGTCTGCTCTCCACTGTCTATACGCACATGGAAATGCGTCGTGGTATTCCTTAGTACTTGTGTACTTGTAGGTAATTGGTGTCATGCTGTTTTTCTCCTATGTTAATTATAGCATAGGCTTGCAGAATTTGTAAAGCGGGATGAATGCACTAAAGGCCGCTGTAGTGTTATTTAAGGTTTTTAATTTCGTGTTGAACAATTTTTAGTTCGTCCTGGAGATGTACAATCATTTCTATTTCTTTTTTTCTATCAAAATATAGTTTGCCAAATGTAAATGCAAATAATGTCCAGCCTATGAATCCACCTATGAATAATACTGTTAATAATTTTTCTTCCATAATTTCTCCCATAAGTGTAAGTATTTAGACTAACTTATGGGAGGATTTAGTTAAGAGTTAATGCGTTTCTCAATTATCTTATCACATAACCCATAAGCTAGTGCTTCTTCAGCACTCATAAATGTATCACGATCCATATCGCGTTCAAACTCAGCATAAGTCTTTCCAGCAGTATTGTGGTCAACATACAGCTTAGTCAACATATCCTTCATTTTGGTGATCTCTTGATATTGAATAGCAATGTCACTTTGCATACCACGGGCCCCGCCACTGGGTTGATGAATCATATGTCGTGCATATGGCAACATATAACGCTTACCTGGATGTCCTGCTTGTGCTAGGAAACTACCCATACTACACGCTTGTCCAATAACATAGGTACATACATCGGGTTTAACAAACTGCATAACATCATAAATGCCCATGCCGCTAGTAATTACACCCCCAGGACTATTGATATAAAAGTGAATATCCTTTTCACTATCGGCGCTTTCCAAATGTAGCAACTGTGCAATGACAAGGCTAGCACTGGCATCATCAACTGGTCCATTTAGGAACACAATGCGCTCATTAAGCAAGCGACTAAAAATATCAAAGGCTCGTTCGCCTTGACCGGTCTTTTCGACCACCATTGGTACTAACATTTATTTTCCTTATTTTTATATATTGTAACAGAAAGGCAAGTATTGTCAAGTACTTGCCCTTTGTACTTTGTCAAATTAAAACTTATTGCAAGTCCCAAACTTTCCCACCAGCATCACGATAGTAGTCGTCGTTGGCATTCACAACAGTCTTTTCTTTATCCACTGGATCATTTACATACCATTGTGTACTACCTGCTTCTTGGAAAGCGTAGATAGTACCAACCGTAGCAATTGCCGGAGCAGGCTGATCAGTAGTTGTTGTAGTAGTTGTGACAGTTGTATGTGTCACTTCGTCATCAAAATCATCATAAATCACAGGTTCACTCCTACGGTTAACGGCTACTATAAGAGCCACGATTAGCAAAATAAAAAATGTTACAATAAGAAAAGTCATTTAAAAAACTCCAATAATAAACAAAAACAATAAAATACACGCAATACCAAGTACAATCATACCTGCAATTTCCCAATTGCTTGGTCCTGCTTTTTCAAGCACTACAGGTTGTGTTGCTGAATTCTGATATTGAACAGCATCTGCAGGAGCAGGTTGTGCCGCCATCCCACCATTCACAGGTGTAAACTGTCCGTTTTGGTAAGTACCAACTTGATATCCTTGCTGATTAACAACTCGACCATCAGGATAAAGTAATGCATTACCATTATATCCGCCTCCTGAATACACTACTGTATTATGGGGGTGCATCATGTTGCCAATAATCAAACCAGTTAACAGTCCGTTGCTATAACCAAAGCCCATGCCCATACCACCGTACATCATAGGAGCACCTGCATAACCACCGCCACTAGTACGGCGAGTCATGGTAGTAGTTGATGTAGTGGTAGTAGTTGTTCGAGGTGCAGCCGCTGGAGGAGCACTAAAGCTACCTTTTTGTACTGACGGAGAAGCCGGAGCACTGAAACTACCTTTACTAGGGCTAGGGGCACTTGGTGCGCTAAAACTCCTGCCACCGCCTCCACTAAAACTGTGGCTACCTCCACCCCCTCCGCCACCAGGCTTGGCATCAACTGCACCGACTAGTGCAATACTACATGCAAGGGCAATTAAAAGTTTTTTCATATAATTTCCTGTATTAAAAATCGTAATAGTTGTATGCTTTTTCTTTGATACGAGTCAATGTAACTTGACCGTATTTGGTAGTAAACACAAACTCACCTTTGGCAGCATCAAGGCTCAACAAATGGCTAGCTTCAACATCAATTTCAAACCACCTTTCATCGTCATCATTGTCAGATACTGTAGCAGTCAAGCTGTCGTTGACTGCAAGTTTGCGCTTCTTTTTAACTGTTAAAGCACGGTAGCTGATATTAATTCCTTCTTTACCCAATGGGTTGCCGCGCCATTCATCATTGCTAATTTTTTCAGCAGGGATTTCAATTCCATTGTGAACCAATAGAACAGAATATCTAGCACCGCTGTCAAATTCAGGTTTTGCATTCAACATACGGATAGCATCTTGCGGAGTTTCACCATAACGGTTCATTTCTTCACAAAGTGCTTTTAGCATGTCAAAGTTAAATTCACCAAACAAGCTGGCAATATTAACAACTTTGTCAATGTGTTCTTTTGAATTTAAATTGTCGTTGCAGTATTCACGGATGAATGTTGCTTCCAAGCCTTTAAAATCCAACATATAGAAGATACGACCTGGGCGGTTACGCATATGGCTGTCAATACGGTACTTGTCGTTGCAAGTTAGAATGAACAGTTTTTTGCTAGGGAATACACCATCCAACAAAGTTAGAATTTCTTCTTGGTCATCTTTATCGTAGACCTTTTCAAATTCATCAAACAAGATAACACATGGTTGATCAATTGCTTGAATCAATGCATTAAACTTATCACCTGTCCAAGGAGCATTGATAACAATCGTAGGGATGCCCAGTTTAGCAGCTTCTACACTCAAATTCTTAGCCAACAGTGTTTTGCCAGAACCCTTTTCACCGTTAAGCATAACACCAGTACTGGGATCACGGCTCATGAATGTTTGGAGAATACGATCTGTGTTTTTCAATGTATCGCCATAAATTTTTCCTTTGATTTCAAATGAATCAATTGATTGGAAAAACAAATTACCGAATTGGTCTTGTTGGATAATGTAATTACCAACAGGCAATACTTTATGAAGATCTAGGCTAAGTTCATCGCTTGCACGATATGTATTGCCGTTGCGTAAAAAATATGTCATAAAAACTTTATGTGTTTGTTTATATGTGTTAATTATACAGTAAAACCAAAGGACTGTCAAGTCCTTAGAAGTTATCTTTTACTGGATTATTATTTGCAAGTCCTGCAACTATTTGAAATTGTTCCCATGCTCGCTTCACTGCGGGATTACTGTCTATATCGTCTGATGATAGGCTCACCTCCATCCAGTAGTAGTTCATCCGGCGAGGACGAGCCCCAAACTTTCGTGGTTGATGTAGCTTGCCTGTTTCCCAAAGTTCAATACTGACTTGACGAAAACGGTCTTCGTCCTCATCAGTATAGTTATACCATTCGGGATTATTGTAA